GCGGGTATCTGTACCTCCGCCTGTGTCGAGGTCTGCGGTTGTGAGTTCGGTGTTTACGAGTACGCCGTTTGTTGCGTCTCCGCGCATCCTATCCCAGGTTGAGTTATTATAGACGTAATTAGCAACAGGAGTACCCATAAAACCAAGGTCTGTCTGGTTAATGGGGATATGCATCGTATTGCTCACGCCGTCTCCAAGTGCTGTCGATGCTGAGTGCTGGTGTACGAGTAGGTCGCCATCCGGAGCTGTTTGTAATGGTTTGACATTGCCAGAACCATCCTCTCCACCAACCACAACGGGCTTTGCGGTGAGTGGTGCGCCCTCAGCGTCTACGCCCTGGATATCATTATTCGCGCCAAGGTTCACTAAAAGACCGTCTGCCACGGTTCCTTGCGCTGGTACAAGGGCATTCGCCGCACCTTCCATCATTATCGCTGTGCCGGTAATAGAAGCGTCGGTATCACCTTCGGTGTACTGAGTACCACCGCCGAATGATGTGATTTGATTACCACTAGCGTCCGTAACCGCTACTGCTACAGGGTTTGCGCCGGATAAGTCAAAAACAGTCGCCTTTATAGAGGGTGATACACCGTCAATAATCGCTCCATCTGTTTCCTGTGGCTGTCCCTGCATCTGTGACATACTAAATAGCGGCTATAGTCTCAATAAGTTTTTTATTCCGCGCGTCAAATGCACTCTCTTTCTCTCGCAGAAGAAGCATCTTTGCATCTATTTCTTCCTGTGTTGTTCTCATGGATACAACGAGTTCGGAAAGGCTCTTTTGTTTATCCTCAACTGCTACGCGGGTATCTTCAAGTTCTTTTTTAGCGCTAACTATCTTTTCATCCAAAAGCCCAAATGCGAGCTTTAACGCATCGAGTTTTTCTGAAATCTCTGCATACTCACGCTCTGCTGTAGCTTTCTTTTCTTCAAGTGAACCCGTAGCTTCTAAAACCTCATCGCGAGAAAATGAAAGGCGTGCTACTTCCTTATCGAGAATAGCTACAGAATTTTTAAGTTTGATTTCTTCCTCACGAAGAACGGACACCTTTGCTTGTGCAGTAGCAACAATCTTATCGGGGTCTTGTTCCTCAAAATTTCTAACGCCTTGGGTTGTCATACTAGATGTTTTCAGCACGCTCAGTAATCATTCCGCGAGGAGAAGTCCCTGCAACGCTGATAATACCCGTCCAGCATCCCTCTGCCTCACTAGATTTTGAACCGCCTGTGCCATTATCATTTGACGTACCTGCCGCAAGGATAAATGTATAGTCTGATGTACTTGCGCTTGCGCCTTCTTTTACAAAGAGAGGGTTTGTACCACAGTTTTGTACGAAATAGTTTGTTCGTGCCTCATTTGCGGCAAGTACCGTACCTGCCCCTGAAATTGCGGTATTTGTAGACTTACGAAGATGACGAGAAGTCATATAAAAATAAACAACGAATAAGGATTTCGTCGTTTATTTGTCTCACGATTAGTATACCACTTTTGAGAGTATGGTATATTCTTGACGGTTTTACATATTTAAGGTGTAATGGTCTGTTATGATTTTATCTTTCTTGATAGCGCTAATAATTTTCTTCTGCTTGCCGTATATACTTTTAATATTGTTCTGGACAATAGCCTTTATATTATCGGAAGTTTTTAGGCTATTTTAGTGAGTCTATATACTTGATAAGAGCATCGACCTTCTCCTTTGCGCCTGGTGTGCCAAGCTCGATAAGATTTCCTGCCGCTTGGTTAAGCTTACCAATTAGACCACTATTTGATAGTACGGCTTCTCCGGCTCTCTGTACCGAACCCTGCAGACCTGTTGTCTGAGTTGTACCTACGATATTATCAAGTTCATCTGCAAACCGTACAAGCTCCTGGAAATTATCTTTTGCCCCTACGCCAGCTTTTTTTGCCTGATACAGTAAGTTATCAATAATCTCTGTAGGTCTTGCGGATGCTTGACCAAGTAAGCGACGCGTTATCTCACCGGCTCTTAGTGTTTGACCGCCGATATTTTCCATTGAACCTTTGTAATTGAGCAATTTGGTGAAATCTTGAAGTGCATTTATCTGCTCAGAGTATTTACTAGCCAATGCCCCATATTTTGGGTCAGTTTCTGATATAGCTTTTAAAGCTAAGTCTTTGTATTTTGTCATCAGACGGGTTGCATTATCGCTAAATGGCGTGCCGAGTTTCGTATATTGTTTATTTAAGGTTGACCTGAGTAAGTCCATTATTTCTGCATCTGAATCACTATTTATATACTTGTATACGTCGTTCAGAACGGACAACACATCGCTATCGTATGGAACTCCTGGCGTTGGTAGAATTTTGCCATTCTTTATAGATAAACGAAGACTATCGGCTTCTTTGGCTATGGCATCCTGCAAGGCGGATGTATCAATAACTTTACCGCGTAAAGATTTTTTTACTTCACCAAGTTGTTCACCTACAGATTTGAGAGACTTGGATAACTTTGATGCGGTATCGGTCAAGATTTTTCCAGGAACTTCAAGGGGGCGAGCTTTTGAAATTGAGTTTACCGTTCTCTCTTGTGCGATTTGCGCCATTTTCTTTATTTCCGGTAGATTCTCTTTGCTCATTTGAGCCACGCGAGCCATCGTGTCTTCTGATACACCAGACCTGATAAGATTGCGTGTAGGCTCTGGTAATTCTGCCTGTAATGCTTTTTTCTCTATCCCTTCCTTAACACTTCCTGCGCCACGTTTAATCATTGAACCTGCCTCACTTAAAGCCTCTCTTGTGGCTTTTGTGCCGGTTTTCACGGTACTCGCTATTGGCATCGCCGCTACTTTTTCAGCAGTGGATTTTATAATATTCCCCGCCGCATCTTTCGTTGCAGTAGCGCCAATGGACGTAGCCTTTGCCGCACTCCCTATTGGAAGTATAGAAGCTATATTCACAATAGACTCCAAATCTTTCGCGGCTCTTTGATTCTTCGACGCCCAAAGACTATAAACCTTTGCCACGTCGCCAAGTTTCTCAGCACCAAGTTGGAATGGCTTTGATTCAATAACGCTACGCTCTATAGAGTCTGGCGTAACTGCTTTTATGCCGGCAAGCCCAACTTGACCAGCAACGTCGGTAACAGCTCCAATGCCTTTACCGACATACTGCAAAGAACCCTCAAGAGGGTTTATTTTCTTATTCGCAACATCGCTAAAAGTCTGTTTGAACTCCTCGCCTCTTTTGCTTAGAGACTCGCCTATTTTCGAGAGAAGTGTTTTAGGCTGAGTAGTGGTTGTCTTAACGAATGTATTGTTATCAATTTTAGTCGTTCCCTCTTTTAGGGGAAGACCTTTTCGCATTTTCTGCTTTACTATTATTGCGTCAAGTTCAGCTTTTCTTTGTGGTGAGATAGCCATATATTTAACTTAATTCTCCGACGCTAAAATGTCCCATGTCGTTTGCCAAACCGTTGATGAAGCCATATTTATTAAGATAAGGCTTTACCTCTTTCCAAGAATCTCCTACGTCTACTGCCATGCCCAACTCGTGGAATGAGTAACCCTGCGGCGCAACTCTTGCTCCTTTTGCGCTTAGTTTTTTGAATAACTCTTTTTGTCTTTCTGCATCACGGAAAGATTCTGAAACAGGTATGTGTTTACCCGTAGCCGCAAAGTATTCTTTATCAGCCATCGCGAGTCTATTGGCAACAGCAGTATTAACTTTCACAATCTTATTGCCAAGTGCAACTTCTGAGACTGTATTTTCTGGCTGAATTTTACCAAGAACATTACCCTTAAAGGTGTTTAAGGCTCCTGTAATATCTGCGGCTTCATTTGTGTCGCCGCTAACGCTACTAAAATCCAACGCATCGGGGTCTCCTCCCTCATCTATAATGTATTGCCTTTCTTCATCACTTAGTCCGGACGAGCCACCTTGCGTAATTGACGCTTCCTCAAGAAAATCTCGCATTTGTTTTAGCTTAAATTCAACAGTCTTCTGTGTTTCAAATCGTCCGGGGAGTAATCTCAAAAACTTTGCCTCTTCATCTATTGTCACAGCTCCACCGGAGCGAAGCCTTCCGATTACGTCTACCAAATTTTCTTCTGCCGCCTTATACGTACCCGACGAAATAAGTGGTCTACCAAATATGCCCTGATTAGTCGTTAATAATCCTTCGAGAGTCTTTATAGAATCTAGCCCAGAAGTAACGATCGCCTGTGCTTTTCTATCGGTAGCCGAAAGAGGTTTTTCCGTCGATGTCGAATCATCGCTTATGAATTCACTGTAAGTTTTCCCAGTTCCATCTAAGCCGCCAGCGAGTACCCATTCGTCATAAGATGAAGGGGTATCCATTGTTTCAGTTTCCCTAATATCGCTTCCGCTGTAATCAATCGTGTTCAATGTCTTCCCATCAGCTTTATATGGCTTGGACGCATCGTAAAGCACCACAGAGCCATCAGCTAGGGTAAGAGATTTGATATCTGGACTTACTGCGTCCTTCAAAGAATCAGGTAGCGCAGTAGTGGTAACAACTGGCAACCCGGTATGCGGGTCGAAGTATGTACCTACGATGAATCCGTTCTGTATCTCGTACTTTGCGTTTGCCTTTGGTGAAGAAGCCGCCCAAATTGCGCGTGCCTCAAAATCGCTCATTCCTGCTTTAGCAAGAAGAGCCTTGTATTCCTCCGGTTGCATTTCATCAATCGAATAACCGGACTTTGCGAGCGTTGAAAGAGTATCTGTAGCAGACTTTTTATCAGCATCAGCGAGTGCCTTTTGAGCTTCGAGTTGTTTGTCGCGTTCAGAAGCGTAAAAAGTACGGTCTGCTTGATAGTTTTGGATGCCTTGCTGGTAGATATTCTGCGCGTTAGCTTCAGCAGTCTGCCGGATGCTTGAAATATCAGCCGCGCGTTGGTTGGCGCGAGCGTTAAGCTGTTCTTGTGTGTAGTTTTGTACTCCTGTTTCATTCGTTTGTGCGAATGGCGAACCTGCCAAACCTGCGCTTACGTTATTTGAAGAAGTCTGCGCAAGTTGAGATGCACCAGTCTGCCGGATTGAGCGCAACGTATCCTCAAATACAGCTTGGGTAGCGTCAATAGATGCCTGAGCTTGTGCAAGTTGGTCTGCACGAATTTCTGCAAGGGTCTTTGGCTTTTCTGGCGCAGAAGAAAGATATGAGCTATCGGAAGTTGATGGCTCACTCATGTTAATCGAGCCAAGTGCGCCTCGGTTATAGCTAAGACCACCTCCGGAAGTATCGTAGGGGCTTCCCTGCATCTGATTACCTGATACTCCTGCATTGAGTGCATTTACTCTAAACGGCGTGCGAGCTGGAGAAGCCGTAGGGCTTTGGAATTGCCCGTAGTAAGGCGTCGAAGGGTTCATTTTGTCTCCCACCCCAAATTGCTGGATGTAGCGATATGTTTTACCTCCCGTGTCTCCTGCTACGTTTGAGCCAGTGCTTGTAAAGCTAGAAAAAGCCGCATCAGCCGCATCCTTTGAGTTGTAATTGCCTACGAGCCTTCCATCCTTAAATAAGGTGTTTCCCGAACGGGTAATGACGCCAGGCTTTGCTCCTACGAGCTTTTCCGATACTTTGCTTTTCATCCCTGCATTACTCTCAATTTGAGCTTGTCTTATTGCCGCAGAACGCTGTTTGTCCTGTTGAGCCGTTAGTGCTGTTGGTCTTTTTATAGCCATATTAGTATGTCAATGTTGTAGGCAGGAATCGCACCACCGCAATAGAGATATCAGGGTCTGCGCTTGCTGAAGATGAGCCATATCCCTCGCGGATTGCAACATATAGAGTTCTCCCTATGCCAGCTACGCCCAACAAAGAACTCGCAGATATGCCGTGAGAATAAGTATTTTGTAGTGTGCCAGAAGAGTTGAATGTCTTGATAGATGTCCCGGAATTAAAGAAATAAGTATCGCTTGCAGAGTCAAAGAAAAATGCTTTGTCAATATCTACAGAGCTTGTAAGTGTTATTTCGTCAACATAAGTTAGCGTGGATGTTGAATGGGTGTACCTTCTTATCTTTGTTGCTGAATGCAGTATAAGTACATAGCTATTATCATAATCATACGATAACGAACCAGAAGCACCAGTGCCGGAAAAAGTAACAGACGTTGTATTGTTATAGTTAATTGAGCCTCCGGATGTTTCGGAAATAAAATGACTTCCATCGGGAACTCGTATAATTCCGCCTGATGCCAATGTCCAGTTTGCAACACTATATCCTGCAGGGTTGTTGTATAAAAATATCTCATCTGATGCGTCTTCTAAGACACTTGATGCCTCGTCGATGTGCGACCAAGAAGCATAGCCGAATCCTCCACCAGCAGAATCTTGCGCACATGCTATTGATAAGAAATTTGGATTAGAGCCACCGGTGTCATACCATGAGCCAACAGCTACGCCGCCACTCGATACTCCGGGATATGGAACGGCAAGCACAGTAATCTTGGCAGACCTTAGTTTCTTGTGGGTGTGAAACGCATCTGCATCAGAGGTTGCACCTGCGACGAGTGTACTAACTTGAGAGCCAGTTGCCGTGGTGGTATTGAAGAATGCCGCCATCTCAGAGAGAAGCGCGGTTGTTGGCATGGTAGCCCCTGGGTTCATCAAAATCATTGACGTACCATCATACAAGAAAATACAGGGCATGTTTGCAACAATGTCTCCTGTTTCTGGGTCTGCCTGCGCTCCGGATGCGTATTTCTTAATGTTCTTTGCGCCTAGCCCGTTGAAGTTAATCGTACAAGCCCCGGTATTTGCTACGGTGAGTTTTACTGCAAACATTTGACCTGCGGTATAAGCGGGAAGAGCAGGGGTGAGTGCGGCAGTGTACGTATCATCGCTTCCTGTACCATCTTCTACGGCGTAGAGCCAAGAGCCGGATTGAATCTGTGCGGCGATACGCGCAGGAGTAAGTGTGAGAGGTGCGCCTGTTTCTCCGGTAGCTGTACCAGCAGTAGCTTGAGCCGCTGTACCCATCTCGACGATACCCTTTGCTGTTTCGGACGCATCAGAAGCCCCCGCGATAGATACCGCGTTTACATACGCAACGTTTGCAGCTTTTGTTGTTTCACCGGAAGTTGGCGTAGCAAGTCCGGTAATACTATTGATGCCAAGCAAATCAACGGCATTGAATGTATCTGTACCATTAAGAAGCCTTTGAATGTTCAAAAGAGCAAAACTTGTAATCTTAACACTTCCTCCGCGTTCATGGCGGAATTTGTTTGCTGTTACTTCGGTATAGCCATCAACACGAGAAAGCCCACGGCGAGAAACTGTGCCAGACGCGCCCGTAAGCGTTACGGTCATGTGTTCCTCAGTTGTCGTGCCTTCGTCGAAGGTAAGCGAATATAGACCGCTCAGGGTCGTACCATCGTTATCGGTAGACCTGTTGAGCGTCAATGATGTAGCTGATGCACTCATTGTACCCGCAAGCGACGTTTCAAAGTTAGCAAGGAGTTTTGGGATTGGTACGGTAGACATATTTATGTTGTTCTATAGCGAAGTAAGTTTTTCTGTCCGTAAGTTTTGATGTCGTAATAATTGATTTCTGATACTGAGGCGTACCCAACATCCAGTGCCTCGATGCGTATTTTTACCTCGCTAAACTTCGGAAGGATGTTACGAAGTTCTGAATGAAACTCTCGTATATAATTATACCCTATTGCCCCTGAGCCACCGCCTCCAATTTCTTCTGAGCCAACCATTGACGAACCAACAAGCCCATCGCCAGACCTATCAACGTAATCACCCGTTCCTAAAACCCGTCCTACCTCCACAAAATTCCCTCCATCAAACGCCAGAGAAACTTTGAGTATTTGAGATGTGCCTATCTTCCCGCGAAGTGAGAGACGCTTGAATTTCTTCAGCTCATCAACCTCTAACTTTGTTAATTTGCCTTCCCAATAGTTATTGATAAGACCGCCGTTTGTGCTTGTAGTGCTGAAGAGTTTTGTTACGTTATTTGAAAGCGCATCACCTGCCCACAAAGCGCCGTCATATTCAGAAAAACATGTCGTGTAGTAATCGAGTACGTCAAAAGACTTCCACACTTTATTGTATGCGAAGACGCGGTTATTTTGTGCCGCCCCAATCGTTTTACCAGAGAAGAGAATATAATCCTGCCATTGAAAACCTACACCGGATGAAAAGTCATATCCCGATAAGTCGATGTTGTACGAAAACTCTACAGGCACAACTTGCGTTGATATGCCCGAGGATTGAAGTGTAAGTAACTTAAAACGTGGCTTGAGGCTATCTCGCGTGTCGATGTAATAAATACCGTCCCCGGTTGATACTGCCGCTCGCCAGTTTTCCATTCCGAGGTTTTCGCGCCATTCTATATTTTCAACCGTTACATCATCTGAGTTGATGGTCATTATCCATGCGTTCCGCTTATGCAAGCAGTACATCGAGGATTGATACGGCATGACGTTGAGAAGGTCGCCGCCCGTAGGTTGTGGCAGGAAGAATCCCTGAGCCGCCGTTCTTGTTGGTGATGTAAATGTAAAATCTGCAACGCCTTGTGTCGTGCTTGTCTCGTGCTGATACGTACAAGTAACAGAACCCGTTGTTACGCTGTTAAACGTGATGGAAAAAGCCCCTGTGGCGTAGTTAATCGTCCCTGTGCCATCTCCGGTAAAGCCTCCATTCTTGTTATCCGTCATTGTCTGTGTACCATCTGTAAAAACAACGTTGAAACAGGTCTTAACGCCAGAAATAGCCGCCAATGTTCCGGAATAGGTAGTACTACCAGACGAACCGATAGCCTCAGCCGTAACGGTAGTATATACGGTAGTGTTCTGCAGGTCTTTATACGAACGGTAAAGATAGTTTTTATTATTCAGCCGATACCAGCAATAAATGCTCTGGTTTGCAGACTTAATATATCCCTTAAAGTTCTTCGCCGAGGAATATAGGTCTTTGATATCGCCAGGATTTGCAAGCATCATCTTGAAAAATCCGCTATTAGGTGAAGAAAGCCACGCCTGATACCCTGCAAGTGATGTATACGACGTGATAGCTACATCTTCACCGTCTGCCGCTGTAGTTAGCACATCCGTACCGCTTTCAACCCAATCGGTCGTATAGTATTCAACCTTCTTGCCATGAGTACGGATAGGCAGGAGAGAACCATCGACCTTTTCGGCGACGTGCAATCCGGTGATTTTTCCTGTACCCGTATTCTCAGTGCCAATAACCGTGTATCCGCCGGATAATTCAATCCTATCTCCAAGAGTAAGCCAGTTAAGCGATGCAGAAGCGGCTTGTTCGGGAATAGATTGCGCCTCAAGTTGCGTTACTAGTCCTTTATCGAAATTTTGTATCCGCTTTTGGCGCAACATATTAGTTTATCGCTTTAGGAGAACGGGAGGGAGCTATGGTTTTCGGTGAACGGTTCGAGAGTTTGATTTTGTCATTCCATGCGACCATCCCAGCTAGTGCGCGTTCGTATTGAATAGACCATTTATCATCCCAGGAACGCCCACGTTCGCCTGCATCGGACAGGTAGTATAACTCTGCCATCTTGAGAGGAAGAATCGAATGGAAGCGTTCAGGGAACGTCCAGGAGGTGCTTGATGTAACGTCTACAGAGTAAGACGTGTAGTAAAAGTACATTGTCTTCGCTGAGTGGTTTTCACCGGCAAGGGAAATAGTTCCTCCGGCAAGGTCGATGAAGTATGCCTGAGAGCCAATAGCTTTGTTTGGTCTGTCATCGAAATCAATCTTCTGGTACTCGATGTAAGAGGTGTTCTCAATCATCCGTACAGGCATTGAGAAGCGTGTAGGCAGGTTTCCTATGGTTGAAGTAAACGAATACCCGGCTGGAACGGAATACGACGTTTCGCGCTTGAGTTGTTCCCATGCAATAACTCCTTCGACTTCATCTTTTGCGTCGTTCAAAAGTTGATACATAAAGTCTGTATCAAGAGAATCGTCGACCATGTTTTGAAACTTTGTAATGCACTCCAAGCCGGTCATATTTTTATATTATTTTCACACCCAAGGGGCTATAAAGCCCCAAAGGTCTAAAAAGAATTTAGAGAACGAGAACGTGGAAGATAAGCGTACCGTTAAGTGCCGTAGCCGCCGCGTAGTTACGAACGACGATAACAACAGAGCCGGAGCCTGGAGTAATCTTTTCAACAACTGGGCGACCTTGGGAGTTCGTTCCCCACGAGAGGGATACTTGAATACCCGAAGTAGACGCAATCTTTGTGTTCGTAAGTGTGAGCGTATATGCGGCATCTGCGGCTGTAGTGAGTGCTTCGGAAGTTACAACGGAAACTTGAGAGTTAGACGTTGCGGCTCCACCCGTTGCGCTCACTGCGTTTGGCGCAGTAGCTCCATCGAGGCGAACGATGCCAGTACCCTTACCACCAAGACCAAGGGTGATGTTTGCGTCATCACCCGTAGCACCCATGCGTACAGGGTTACCAGTTGCGGCATTGGAAAATGAAATCTCATTTACGGCGCTTGTCGCTTTAGTGAATTTAAGCGCTTCGTTCCCCGAAGAATCGTACATTGCACTAACGATAGCTGGGTTACCAGAGCCATCAATAAGCGTAACGCCGCTTTTTGTAATCTTCGCGGTTCCTTCGAGTTCAATGTCGCGGTTTTGTAATTTTGACATATCTCTATTTATTAAGAATAAAGGGGAGCTTTTACACTCCCCTTATCTAACTACTAGAGCCAGCTTGCAGAGTTGACTTTAACGTCAACGAGCGAGAGCGTACCTTCGGTGAAGGTCTTCTTTCCGTACAAGCAGTAAGGCTTCACGTACACACCGAATTGCTTAGGGATAGAGTCAACCTGTACTCCGATTTCGTCCTGTAGAACCATGTCAACAGAACCCTTTTGACCGAACATGTTGTGTGAGATTTCCAAAGACCATACATCAGCAGCAGCAGTAAGCGTTTCACTTACTACAACGTATCCGTATCCCTTCGCAGTGAAGGTGATGGTGTTCGCTGTGTTATCAGCGGTTGCAACGATATTGCGCATCAAGTTCTGGTTTGCGGCAGAAAGAGCAACACCCTGAGCGGTGGTCGTACCAGGAGCGTTGATGAGAGCGGCAAGGTTAGTTGCGGCGGCATCAGCAGATGCACCAATCAAAACGTTTCCAGCGGTAGAGCCAAGAGTGGTCTTGAAGGTGAATACAACACCGTTAACCGTTACCGTGTCGCCGTCAGTTGGCTGAGTAGCGAGTGCGAGCGTGCCAGTCCAGTAACCGTTGGTCGTGTCGTAGCAATCAAAGTGGAAGTAGTTACGTACATAACCATTCATGCCAACCTGGTCGCCACCTGCGCTCTCACGTCCAGCGAGGGAGTATCCAAGCTGTTCAGAGAGGTAAGGGTTCATGTCAGCAAATGCGCCTGCGCCCATTGGCTTCATGTTTCCAGCCTGAGGACGAGGGTCAGAAAGACCAACGATATCGACATCGCGCAACTTCATCTTACGAGAAGCGGCAGGGAAGATTTTGAGAATGTTCGTTGCGTCAATCGTAATACCTTCTCCAGCAGTACCGCCGAAATCACCAGCATCAAGCGTGTTAGCCGCGTTTACAACTTCTGCGAGGTAATCAGCATCAACGTATTTGTTGATAGCCTTTACACCATCGGAAGCAAGGCGAGCTTGAACGTCGGTCTTGTGCTGAATCTTATCGAAACGGTCAGCGGTCAAGAGAATCGCAGGGGTGGTGTTCACCGTAAGCGTTTCAGATGCCTCAGAGTACGCTTGTTCGACCATGTCAGTACCACGGGTATAGGTATCAGCGTATACACGTCCAAAGGTTGGGCGCACTACGGATTGACCACTCTCAAGGTTTGGTTTTTCTTCAAAGGAAGCCTGTGAAGCAAAAACTGGGGTCGTGTAACGGGTAACTTGCATGCGCTTTGAGAGCTTTGTCTCAAATACGTTTGTATTAGGCATAGATTAAGTTAAGTTTAATTTTGACGCCATCGGCTCGTATTACTTTCCTGCCATTTGAGGAGTTTGCGGTACATTGCAGGGTCGTTATCAGCCATTGCAATCTCTTCTTCGTCTGTAATCTTTGAGAAGTCCATGACTTCGGAAGAGCGCCCGCCTGATGCCTCTGCTGAGAATCCATTTTTGAATTCAAAGTCTTCGCGACGTACCTTGTAAATATCCTCTAATGCGTAGGTGTTGTAGCCTTCTGAGAAAGCAAGGCTTGTAACCTTCTCCCGTACATCTTGGATGTGCTGAGGAGTAACACCGGGAAAGTCTTTTGTGAGCAGTGGCAGTACCTTTTCATCAAATTCGCGCTCTGCTGATGTTTTTTGTGCCATCATTTCACGCTCTTGGATGATTTGGTCGTATTTTGAAAAATCTTGTTGAGGTATCGACTTCTTAAAAACATTGAGGAGGTCTTTTGTTACCTCTGGCGCGATGCCATGCTTCTGTGAAATCGCATCCAGCTCACTATCAAGAGGATTTGGCTGATTGCTTCGCAATTTAGCTTCATACTCTTCCTTAATGCGCTGAATTTCAGCATCCTTTTCCGCTAAAGCCTCTTCACGAGCCTTTTCTGCGGCTTTACGCTTTTCCTCCTGTGCTTTTTGCACTGGCATAGTCCACGTAGGGCGCTTTTCTTGTGGAGGTACAGGCTTTTCTTCGGGCTTCGCTTCTGGCGTAACCTCTGCCTCTACTTCTACAACCTCTTCGGTAACTTCTTCACCGTTTTCGTTCTGGTCGAGAACTTCTTCGTCTTGCGACATAAGATAAGATTTTTATAAACGCTTGACTGCGTCGGTCGGCTGTTATGTTCTGCCCCGAGAACTAAAAAGGTTTATATCGCGCGTCCACGCATACAAAAACTCCGTACTTTGGGAGTACGGAGCTGTCTGCAAACGTTAAACGACGAAGAAAAACGCTTGGGAGACAGCGCTGTACCCCCAAAATTTCGTCGTTTAGGTTGTAAATGAACTAAAGGTAATTCACTTCTTTATTTTTCTTCTCGCAGAACTGTTTAGCGAGGGTCAAATATTCTTCACCGTGTACTGAAAGCTCGTACTCACGTACAGGCTCAGAAGTACCATTTACGTCTCTATAAACAACGGCTTTTTCCGTCATTTCTTTGATGTAATGCTCGTGGTGCGCCCTCTTTATGCCTACGAGAGTGGAATCCGCAATAATTATACCACTTGGGGTCGTCATAACACCGTCGTCGTTGCGTTTAGCGCCAACTTTGTTAAGTATCTCTTCGACAGTGGTCTTCTTTTCAGATAACTTCTCTTTGATGTTCTCGATATCCTCTTCGGAATACTGTGGTTCCGCTACTACGGGCTGTACAGCTTCGGAACTCATTACTGCATCGTATTCCTTCTGCAGGCGCTCTTCTTTCCAAAGGTGATGTACTTTTACACCCTTAGCGATAAGAGCTTCTTTTAGTTCTTCTTTCGTCATAGTTTTTCAATAGCTTTTTGAGTGTTTTTTATGGTTTCTTTTGCCATTAAGAACTTATCAAGGAACCACGCCCAGGCGTCGCGCTCTACAAAGAGTGCATCGCGCCCACGTTCGGTTAATGTTTTGTCATAGAGTAGCTTTTCCTCTATGACGGACATCTTGCCTTTCAACTCTTCTATTATAGCAGAAACGACCGGATTCCCTTGTAGGTCAAGGATGATTTCCGCTGTTTTATAGCGTATTTCCATCCGCGTAAGTCTCGCTTCTTTTGCGGGATGTTGTTCTTTCAATTCTTGAAAGTCCATACTATCTCATCATGCTAGAAACTTGCTGTGATGCGCTTGCTGTGCCGGATGGTGTACCAGCGACGGGCGTCATTGGCTCGTTAGGCTGTGCTAACTGTTGGTTTTGCTCTTGTTGTGTTGCATCTCCTGGCACTGCAAGATTTCCTTGAGGAGCTAACATACTCGCCATTTGCGCACGCTGTTGGTCACGGTTCATGTTGTCCATGACGATACGCTGGTGAGCGTTGACGTATGCAAGCAACTTGTCGAAGTGTTCCTTCATCTTCTCATCAATCTTGCCGCTTTCGTTTCCGTTCTTATCAAGAAGTACCCAGTTAAGCTCAGTGCGAGCGTAATCGATGATACGGTTTACAAATGCCATGCCTGCGCCTTGATTGAGTGGTGGCATGTTGCCAAGAAGTACATCCTGTATTGCCTGGTCTGCCTCTTCGATTTGGTCGCGATCAAGAGATGCTTGAGCATCCATAGCTTCTGCCATATCTTCATCATCAAAGCCCGCATTCTTAAGCGTAGTACGGATAACCCATTTCGGATTGAGTTGTTGAGGGAATGCCGCTACAAGCCCCTGTAGTGCCTCAGCTTTCTGCTTCGCTTGTACCGCGGTCATTTCCTGCTCTTGTGAGCCACCGGACACGAGAACGTCATCAACATCATCAACGTCCTTAAAGTCAACCTTTGAGAGTTGCTGTAGCTTGATACCTGTCTTCCCAAGCATTTCAACCTGTTTCGTGGCTGTAAGGTGCTGTTTAAGCCCCCAGAAGAAACGGTATCCCATGTGGGCGTAACACTCTGAGTATTCTTTGTTGATTGTTCCAATACGGTCAGCCTCTTGCTGTAATTTGCCGTAATAAACACCGACTTTAGGGTCTGTAGAATCAACGCCCGGGTCTGCGACTCCGCTCTTGTTCTGAATCATCGTATCGAGGAACGTAGCAAGGTTGATGGATGCCGAAATCTCTGGAGTTTCAACGGTGATAATATTCGGGTCTTTTCCTGGATTACGGAGAAGCACGTTATCAGGAACATAATCCTGCAACTCATTTACATCCATCAAAGCACCAGCGTCAACAATACGCATTGGGCGTGTACGGCGCTTGTCGTTCTCAATGGCGTTGTTGAGAATCAAGCGAATAGCCTCAGCGATTGGGTACGCATCATCGCATGGGCCTTTAGACCAGAAGTTGTACTCATCGTAATGCGTAGCCCACGAAACGTAAGGTGTCTTTCCGTTCTTGAAAATATCAGAAAGTAACTCTGCACGAATCCATATCTGTGAATTTGGCTCAAAAAGAAGATAGTACCATGTACCCTCATAACGCATTATCCATTCAGTGAGGTTCACGCCTTCCTGTCCTGCAAATGACGTAGTTTCAACATCAATGCCAAGTGCCTTGAGACGGTTAAACTTATTCTGTACTACCTGCTCTTGTCCGTCCTTCATCGTTTCTTTTGGTGCGTTCAGCTTCGCAATCTGAGATGCGGAATATACCCCGGCTTCTGCGCCAAGTTTAAGAGATGCGTTTGTTTTGAAAATGTCCGTTTCGCCGTGGTAGTTTCCTTCTTCAAGGAATCCTCGCGTTGGGTCGCACACGAACGAATAGATATCAACAACATCAAGATGGCTCTTATACTCATTGTTTACTGAGGATGCGTATATCTTTGCTACTGCACGTCCTGTAAGGATAGCCATCTTCTTAAGTGCGCGGTCTTTGCGTTGCCATCCTGCACGAGTAGATGAAGACTCTTGTACCCAAGCCGCCTGTACTTTATCGGAGAGTGTAGCCTTATTAGGGATTTTGAACGTGAGAGTAGGAGGATTGTCAATCTTCGAGTAAAGCAAATCGACTTGCCCTGCAAGAATAGGGAAAGGAATGTTTGTGATTGCATCGTTCAGCTCAATGGTTTTGTTGTTATACAAATCATTAATCTCAACGAGAATGTCCATGCGCTTCTTCTTCGCTCGCAATCCTTCTGCAAGTTGTTCACTTGCTACACGGGAAAGTTTATCTGCTAACTTTGCATCCAACATATTAGCCCCACTTGGTAAGTTTATTATTTTCTTTTTGTCGCTTCGGTACAGTCTCAACTTCTACATAGTCATTCAGTCCGTAACGTATCGCATCCATGCTATGAGAAAATTGGTGTTCCGGTTCGTTAAGTATTTTACCATTTTTGTCTGTTTTGAAGAGATAGTTTCTGTATTCATGCAATATATTGGCACTTCTGCGCGTAATCCATATACGTTGTGCTTGCACAAATTGGATACCTTGAGATACAGAACCTTGCCCCTTATTAGCTGGAATGACGGTACATCCGTACATTTTAAGCTCATCAATACTCTTCGGTTCTGCACTGTCTGCAACGGTGAGTGTCTGAGCGTTCGTAGCTAAGAGAACATCCGCAATTTGCCTGTTGCTCATTCCCTTTTGAAAAAGAATCTCGTCGAATATAAAGCCTCCGTTCCATTTGTAAATATCAACAATGCTCGAAGGGTCGTTTGAGTACCCAAAGTCCAAGCCGCGGCGTTCTAGTCGTGCCTCGTGGGGTATTTCGTCGATAATCTGCCAGTCTTTGTAAATCTTTCCGTCTACTTCGCCAAGTTGACCAAGCCCGTACACCTTCCACCATCCGGGGCGGTTTGCGCGTTGCTCGATGGAAAGCACGATTTCTTTGCTCAGTGCCTCGTTGTCCTTATACGTTAAAATCTCTAGCTCATAGTCTGTGCGGAAGGCGATGATTTCAGAAAATACCCAGAATTCATTTGTAGGGTTATAGTCCAAGTAAATGAAATCCTTTGTACGCACTTCCAACTGTTCAAAAGCGTCAAAGGTTACATTGTTGCACTCATTTATGAAAAGCCTATCACGACGCGCTCCACGGAGTTTATCGCCATTATCGCTAGAGAAAAATTCAATCTGCGAGCCTGTTTCAAATGTGTAAATGGAATCCGTAGCATTCCACAAGTCGTCTTTCCAATAGTGGTGCGTCTGCATGATGTTCTTGAAGTCGCGGAGTGCGCCACGTTTCAAGTGCGGGATACTCTCAGCGACAATGCTTGTAAGTTTCTTTTCTTTATCGGATTGTGAGAGGTGAATCAGAAACAACAAAACCGAAATAGTCTTACTAGCCGAAGTGCCTCCCTGCAATATACGGAGGCGTTTCGTCATTGCCATGACTTTCTTCGTGGCTGTAGTAAGCGAGTACATTATTCTTTGGCTATGGTTAGAATAGGGGTAGGTAAGTCTGCGCCGTTAGCTCCTGTGTGTTCGGTACGGCTAGAGTAACCTTCTTCTTTACCTAAAGTGGATGCTAAGAATTTAACCAAATCTGCCTGGATACGAGCGACACCTACATCAACTTTATCTCCCCCATTATTCAAGTCTAATTCAAGTAGCTCTTTCATCTTTCTTTCGCTAGTAAATACAGAGTTTAGCTTCCACAGTTTCTCACGGAACCAATCAGATTGACCTATCTCATCAGAATATCCCTCCGTATACCCAACAGAAAGACCGGATTGTGTAATGTTCCCGAACGTTTCTGATTTCGGATTAGAATACTTTTCCCAAAACAGTTTTTGCCTTGGGTCAAGAAGAAATTGGTTTGCTCCGTTAGGGTTTGTTACTGCCATAATTCACTATACTATAGCACGTTTCGCATCATAAATTACTTTTTGTCTTTCGATTTCTGCGTCAATCTTGTCGTTATCCTTTAGATTTTCTATCTCGTTTTGAATTTTGTTGCATTCGTTGTTGAAGATAGCGTATTCTAAGTCGCTAAAGATTGTGTGCTTGTTCCAATCATAGGAATCATTTGTAAAGTCCTCTTGATATGCGTTTATTGTATTCACGAGTTTCTTCAATGATCCTTTCAACTTTCCGTCTCCTGTTCTATTGGGTACTTCGTTTTTATACTCATCCCAACAAACCATCTCTTTATCAGAGAAACAACAAGAAGCCTTTATAGCATTATCCCACAGGATAAAGTCTTTCTTTGCTGGTAGTTGTTTAAGTTCCATAATTTACAAAAGGTCACATTGTACCCATCAGCTTGTAAAAACCTATCCTAGCTTATCTGGTGGGCTGTACGGCTACATCTATAGTCTGGTCGACAGTAATTCTTTGTACATCTTACCTAGTGCCTCATCGGGTAAAAATTCTATCATCACTATATCGTCTCCACGATTATACTCTTTTACAAAAAGAGGTGGGCGTAAATATAACTTTTTACCGTCAATATATCCCGTATAAGTAACTGTTGGAATAAAGTCTCCCGCCATCTTGAAGAAGTCAAACTCTATTCCAACGTCTTTATCTGTACAGATTTTATTTATACGTTGCTGATAGGCGCAATTTTCGCACTCCTCCGGATTATGCTTGAGTTCGATGTCCATATCATCGTTGTTAAATCATCACCGTAATCAATAAACCGTCCAGATATCCTCTATATCTCACGTCGATATTGTGTTTGGCATAGAACTTCCTCATGTCCTCAGCTATTTTCCTTAACTTTCCTTTTTTAAAGGTGTAAACAAATCCGGTTACAGTAAGTGTATCGCCTTTCCTGATATACTTACTTCTAAAAAATGCTGTTGCGGAGTACATAGTCTAAATCATCACCTTATACTTCCCTACACCTCCGCCACGGTTCGTATCCTTCGAGGGGGTGAAAGTTTCCAGGGCTTTGTTTTTACACTCTTGAGAGCAAAGAGTCTTTCCGTAAATACGCCCTTTTTGTTCATCGGGCTTTTCTTCTTTGCAGACGTCGCAGATGAACATACCTAGAATTTAATCTGCGGCGGTCTAGTAATAGAATACTCGCCAAGTAGCAGGTTCAGTGCTTTAAGTGGGTACATCGTTCCGTTGATTTCTACATCGAGCGTAAGCATGGAGGTAGCTTTGTTAATCTTAGAAAGACAGGACTCGCAAGATTCAAAGTCTTTTGTTGCATCGCCCTTTTTAATAGGTAAAATACTTACAGACTCCGTCTCTATTCCGCAGATGTCGCAGGTGATTTTTTTCAATACGCATAAAGCTAGGTTATTCTTCACTATCATTTTCTAATGGCTCTGTGTCCATAGGAAGATGTTATTGCTTAGATTATAGCACACTTTTTATACGCACACTCTCCCTTGAAGTCTTAATGCGCCTATCTTTTCAGCAAAGAGCAGGTCTGTTACACATCTGTCGCATGTCTCGTGCCGTATGCCGTAGCGCCTCACACAGGCGATGTATTTCTTCTGGCATACCCGGCAGTTAAACGGTTCCTCGTCAGGAAGTCTACCAGAGACAAAGGCGACGAGTGTTTTATTTCTTTTGTCTACCCTGTGTTTCATATCCTACTCGAATGTACCATATTTTATTTATATCCTCTTGAGGAACAGCATCTTCTTTTACCAATCCTTCATAGGGAAACTCAGCAGGATTTTTTAACTTGATATTTTCTAGATATTGGTTCAATCCCTTTAGCCCTTCTGCGACTAAAACAAACTCGCTATTACTCGATGCTTTTTTATCTGTAAAAGTAATTTGTTTTACCATAAAAATTATTCAACAATTGCCATAACATCACTCGCATTTACTACGAGATATTTTTTCGTTTCTCCCCCATCCTTTACCTCAACTTCGTCGGGTGCGTACTTTTTGAAAATCACCACATCACCCGCTTTTACTTCTATGGCTTCACGAGATCCGTTTTCGAGTATTTTTCCTAGACCTACCGCAACAACCGTTCCGCGTTCGGGGCGCTCTTTGCCTTTGCTATCGGCGAGGATAATACCGAATGAGGTTGACTGCTCTTTTTCTATAGCGGAAACAATAATATGACTTCCAAGAGGTTTTAACAGCATAGATAAAATAGTTTGGTTACACATTTATAATCTGGTAGCGTTTCTGAGTTGTCATAAACTAAGCCAAATACTCGATAGAATGCCCGCATGCTTTACATCGGACGAGATATTTATGATAAACCATAACCGCGTTTACACATACTGCCTCTCCAGCTCCTTTTGCATAATCTTCCATGGAAACTTCTTTCTCTGGTGGCAATTCTTCATTGAGAAGATCCTCAACATTTACACTATTACATTTTTCACATCGAATAATCATATCCCCTCCAGTATACATCAGAAATGAGGCTAATCTTTGAGGGTGTGGAAAGAAAACTACGTCTTATTCTCTTTGCGTGCTTTCTCTTGTCTAGCCTTCCCAGCCTTTCTAGCGCGTTCTGTACGTTGTTCTGGTGTTAGTGATAG